CGCCACCTGCAGGCGCAAGAGCGCCCTGGTAGCGGGGTCTGGGAGCCGTGCCGTGCCTGCCGCAACATGCTGTAGCCGTTGCGGTTTCAAAATGGTATCGTACCTAGGTCGTTCCGAAACGATCACCACCACATGACCGCCACCACCACTCGACCCGCTGCCACCGAGCAGCCCGCCAACCTGTACGGGCTCACTTGCGACGCCTACCGCCTGGAAGTCGCCATCACCGAGGCCGCCGAGGGGCTAGTCAGCGATGACCCCGCTGTGGTCGCTGCTGCTGAAGCCGAACTGGAAGCGCTGATAGCCGCTGGCGAAGGCGCCAAGGATGCCCTGCTGGCTAAAGCCGATTCCTGGTGCTGGGTGATTGACCGGCTACGGGATCAGGCCGCTTCCCGCCGCGAACACGCCGCCCGCCTTGTGCTGCTGGCCCAGGCCGACGAGCGCAAGGCAGACACAATGCTCGACAGGTTGACCGATCGGCTGCTGTTCCTGGACCCTGCCGCCACCAAGTTCGACCTGCCTACCCACCAACTGCGCAGCACCAAGGTCACCAGCGTCGAAATCGACGACGACCTGTTGCCCGAAGACCTGCCCGCCGAGTACCAGCGCACCAAGACCACCACGATGGTGGATCGCGTGGCCCTCAAGGCTGCCCTGAAGGGTGGCGCCGTAGTGAAGGGGGCCAGCCTGCTGGAGCACCGCTCCTGGCGGCTGGGTTGAGGAGCAGGCAGATGTTTAACTCTGATTTTTACCCCACCCCGCCCGAAGTAGCGGCCACCATGCTCGATTGTCTCGACCTACGGGGCAGGACGATCCTGGAGCCCAGCGCCGGTAGCGGGAACCTGATCCGCGAGTGCCTCAACCTTGGCGCTGCTGAGGTGCTCTACTGCGAGCAGGAGCCCCAGCTTCGGGACATACTGTTTGCGATCAAGGGTGCCTACCCCCTGGCTTGCCGCTTTGGCAACTTCCTGAACGCCGAAGCCGCCGATGTGTCGCACATCGACCTGATCGTGATGAACCCGCCCTTCTCGGCGGACGAGGCCCACATCCTGCACGCATGGGAGATCGCCCCGCCCGGCTGCGAGATCGTGGCACTGTGCAACTGGAACACGATCTGCGATGAGTACGTGCATCGCCTTACCCAGCGCGGCCCCAAAGGTCTGCAGAAACAGCTAGCCCACCTGATCAACGCCTACGGCAGCCGCGAATCCCTAGGCGAATGCTTCACCACCGCCGAGCGCCCCACGCGGGTGAGTGTCGGCCTGGTGCGCCTCCGCAAGCCGGGGCAACGTGTAAGCGCCGCTGATGAGTTCGATGGGTTCTTCCTCGGGCCTGACGACATCGAGGCCCAAGGCGAGGGGCTGATCCCTTACCGCCGCAGCCGCGACATCGTGAACCGTTACGTCGAAGCCTGCCGCATCTACGACGAGCAGGTAGAGGCCGGGGTGCGCTTGCGCGGCGTGCTCGATGGGTTCTTCGGTGGGGAGCTTGGCCTGCAAGTCACGGTCGAAGGGGCCCCGGTCACCCGCAACCGGTTTCGCAAGGATCTCCAAAAGGCAGCCTGGACGCACGTCTTCGCCGAGTTCCTGCCTGCGCAGATGGCTACCAGCAACCTGCGAAAGGACATCAACGCGTTTGTGGAGGAGCAATCGAAGATCCCGTTCACCGAGCGGAACATCTACCGGATGCTCCAGATCGTGGCGGGCACACAGGAGCAGCGGGTAGACCGTGCGGTAGAGGAGGCGATCGACAGCCTCACCAAGCACACAAAGGAGAACCGCTGGGGTGTGGAGGGCTGGGTCACCAACTCGGGCTACATGCTGAACCGCCGCTTCATCCGCGCCTACATGGCTGAGCTGAGCTGGAACAACCGTGGCGTCAACCTGAAGACCTACGGCAGCCAGAGCAATGAGATCCGCGATCTGATCAAGGCGCTGTGCTTCATCACGGGTCGCAGCTACGACGAGGTGGCCCAACCTGAGAAGCCTTCTGGTGATGGCGTCTTCCGGCCTGGTGAGTGGTACGAGTGGGGCTTCTTCCGCTTCCGCGCCTACAAAAAGGGCACGGTGCATTTCGAGTTCCTAGATGAGGAGGTGTGGGCTGCCGTGAATGCCCGCTATGCACGGATCAAGGGGCAGGTGCTGCCGGAAGCCTCCAGACGCAAAGCTGCCCGCAGGCCCAGGCGTGAACCGGCGGGGGTAGCGGCATGATCCCCTGCCCTGAATGCGGGGCCACTGGCCACCGGGTGATCGAATCCCGCTACCAATCCAAGCAAGCAGCCAAGCGCCGCCGCTGCGTCTGCAAAACCTGCGGGTTCCGGTTCACCACCCAGGAAAAGGTCTGGACGGGCGAACACCTATCCGTTGTGCCTGCAGAACCAGCACCGCTTAGCACGGCTGCCCGGCTAGATCAGGTTGAAGCTCGGCTGGAGGCATTGATTGCCGCCAAGGTGCGGGAAAGCACCCAGCCAGCCCCGGAGCCCACCGTGGCATCGGTGCCAATCGAGCGGTTAGACCTCCGCACCGTCCGCGCCTACAACACCCTCAAGCGGGCTGGGGTGCATACGGTGGCTCACCTGCTGAACCTGACCCCTGCGGATCTGCTGCGGATGAGGCGGTTCGGCGCCGCATCCCTGGCTGATGTGGTGGAGGCCCTGGAGCGGCTGGGGTTGGAGCTGCCACGGGAGGCCAGCGCATGAGCGAGCACCGGTAGCCTGGCGCTGCCGGGTCGGTCCTACCTGTAAGGGCGGACGCGGTGAGCGGGTTTCTAGGGGCCTGCTCTGAAACCGTATCGGAGGCCCGGTTTCAATCGGCGAGGGCTGGCCCATGGCTGGCCCTTTCCTATTGCGCTATGATGTGGACGCTCGGCAGCGATGTTGGGCATCCTCTAGGCGAACCTTCCATGAAAACCCTGGCTATGCCCGCCTTCCCCGGCGGGTCACCTTTCGCGTCCGCTGTTGACCGTGCCCTTTGGGAGCTGGGCTATGTCAATGATTTTGACACCGAGGCCGAAGCCCGCGCCGCCGTTGCAGAGCTGTGCCGCACCTCCCCGGAGTTTGCGGCTGCCCTCACCTTCACTTTTGTGGAGGCCTGATCCATGCAACGCGCAACCTGCGAATGCTGCGGCGAACCCCTCGCCCTGCCCCCCGCGCAACCCGCACCGGCTCAGATCGAGGCCCGCGAGTGGAACGGTCACCCGATCCAACGCCGCCAGATGGATGGCTACGTGAACGCCACGGCGATGTGCAAGGCCAACGGCAAGCACCTGCCCCACTACCTGGCCAATGGCCGCACAACCGAGTACCTGCAGGCCCTCTCGGGGTCAGTCGGAATTCCGACGGACCTATTGAAGGTCTCCATCGGCAACGGCCCCAACCACCTGCGGGGCACCTGGATCCATCCCCGCCTGGCGGTGGACCTCGCCCGCTGGATCTCACCCTCTTTTGCCGTTTGGATGGATGGCTGGTTCCTGGAGCAGTTCCAGCCCGCTCCACCCGCTTCACCGCTCACCACCAACCACCGCCAGCCCGTCGCCAACCGTCAAGGATTCCTTGACACTTCCCCCCGCATCGTGATCCACGCCGCATCGGACGAGGAAGCCCTCGCGTGCTGGGAGCAGGCGGTAGCCGCCACCCTGATGGCTGGCCTGACGCGGCACCGCACGCGCACCCTCAGGCTCGGGGCCAGCCCCCGTTATGAAGTGGCCCTCTCCGCCTGATCCTCAGCCCTGGCAACCGCCGGGGCTTTCCTTTTAGTGCAGTTGTTACGGTTTCTGAAACGCAACGACGACAGGGCTTTACGAAAGCGGGCTTTACGGCTTATGATTTGAAGACCGGGGCGCACCCGGCACCACCACCAACCCGACCGCCCATGTCCGAAGCCCTTGCCGACGCCCTGCTCACCATCGAAGACCACCCCCTCTGCACCGTTGAGGTTGAGAAGTCGGATGACGTGGCCCTTTGGTTCTATTTCCAGAACGGCCACAACGACGACTACACCAGCGCCGAGGAGTTAGCCGCCACCCTGGCCACCTACGACCAGATCGGCACCCCCTACAGCCTCACCGTTCTCCTGCCCCTGCCAGCCGAGGACTACGACGCTGAGCCCGAAGGCTGGCAGTCGCCCACCATCAACGAGCGCAACAGCCTTGCTTTCGCGTACGCCTAACCGCTGCGCTTCCCAAACCACACCGCTTTGTTCCTGATGTCCACAATCACCCACACCCTCCGCCAGCAGCCGGTAGCTACCGCCCTGGATCAGCTGCTGGCCGATGCCGAGGCCACCGCCCGCGCCATCGAAGACAACTCCCGCGAAGACGGCATCCCCGTGGATGCCCTGGCCCTCAGCAACTGGAGGAGCCGCATCTATCGCATCACCTCCGCCCTCACCAACGCATCAATCCCCACCCCCACATCATTCTTGCCGACCTTCCCCTCTTTCACCGGTAAGGAACTGCTCTGACCCTCGGGGCATGGCCCGGTGAGTTGCCGGACTACCTGCGCTCCCTGGTGATGCCATCCACTGCTCGGGTTAAGCGGTGGAACACATGGCCTCTCACCTGTATCGGGACCCGTCGAGGTCTGCCGTTGATTCCAGGGTCTTCATGCCCCAAGAGAACGGCAGCAAGCGCAGCGCCTGTTAGACCCCGAACCCTTTTATCACCACCCCATGACCTTCTCGATCACCTACCACCGCTCGACCCGTGCAAATACCATCCTCCCCAGCATCTTCCAGTCCGGCGACACCCAGCACACCGAATGGGTCACGCCTGACGGCTGGAGCGCCCGCGACGCCAAACAAGCCTTTGAGGCACGTCACCCCGGCGCCGTGGTCCTTCGTTGTGACCCCATCTCCTGCGAGGTGCTCGCTTGAGCCGTCCCTTCCCACGGTTTCTAATCGCCGCTCTGCTAGTGCTGCTGATCGCGCAGAGGAGGTGCTTCAAGCCGAGCGCCGCCGCCGCAGTGAAGCCTCCGATCGCCGAGTAGGGCCCACAATCCTGGTCATCCTGCTGTTACTGGGAGCCGTCATCCTTGGTCAGGCTCTAGCCCTGCGGGACGCACATCAGCAGCTGCTGCACGAACGCCACGTAGCACCGAGGGCCCGATGAGCGAAACGAATGGCCTAACGCCCTGCTGCGCTAACTGCCGGTTTTACGTCGAGCAAGACGATGGACAAGGCACATGCAATCGCTACGCCCCTAGGCCAGCGCAAGGAGAAACCTGGGCTGAGTGGCCGTGGGTGTTGCCTCATAACTGGTGCGGCGAATGGGCCCAGCCTCTCAGCGATGACGAGCTGTTTGCCGAGTTCCTGGCACGCAATGCAGGCGCAATCGCAATGCCCCTGCCTGCCGGGATCCCGGTGCTGCCCGCCGACGACCAACCAGCAAAGCCTGCCGACCCGTCAGTGACCACCTACGAAACCCTCTTTGAGGACCCCCTGCGATGACCTTCCAGATCAGCTGGTACATCAAACGCACGCCCGGCCCCGGCCGCCGCGCTTTAGTCGGAACAGAGCGTTTTGAACTGTTCACCGAAGCGTCAACGCGCACCGAAGCGCTGTTGGCCGAGGGAATGGAGGTGCGAATCCTGCCCTTGGAGGTAAAGGGATGAGCAACTCACTGTCGCCTGAAGACCTCGCCTGGCTGCGCCAGTGCGCTGCTGTTGATGGCAACACCTATGACCGGTTGCTCTTGCACCTGCTGGAGCGGGTGGAGGCGCTGGAGGCTGCGCAGCAGCAGCCGCATAAGGTCAGGCTCGACCGGCTGATTGCGCTGGATCGAGACGACGACGCCCCCACCCCCGAGGCTGCCCCGGTGGCCACGCCGACCGCGCCTGCCGGGGGGCTGGTGGAGATGGTGGTAGCGGCGACATGGGAAGCGGAGGAGCTGGCCGGGGAAGAGTACGAACGGGCCGCTATAGCCCGCGTCGCAATCCGCGAGGTAGCCGACTGGCTTGATCTCGTCGGGAACAAACACAGCGCCGATGAGCTTCGCCGGGAGGCCGCCCGATGATTGAAATTAGCTGCCACGGCGGCCGGATCGGCCGGTTCTGGTGGGAGAACTCCGATCGCGGTAGGTTGTTTTTGCGTTCCGGCGAGTGCTACACCAGCTTTTGCCCTGGCCGCTGCGGCTGGGACGAGACATGGCCAGAGCAGCACGCCTGGCCCGTGATGCCATGGGGCAAGGGTGATGCTGATGATTGCTGGCGAGACTTTGCGGCCTTTGAGCTTTGGTATCAAGATCAACTAGCCAAGCGTAAGCTAGATGAAATCGACTTAACAATTACAGAGAAGATAGAGCTTTATGTTATGCTGGTTGATATTTTTCATGCTGGCATTGATGCCGGCCGCAACCCGTGGAGCTGGGCCGAGGTAGCGGGGTATTTTGCTCTGTATGACGAAGCGTTGCGCTTTGGCCGCGCAGTCCTTGCACGCTTTGCCCTAGCTGAAGCGCCGGAGGCATCCAACTTCGACCCCCGCCTTATTGCCCTTGCAACCACGTCAGAGCAGATCCCGCCCGGCCCCTATTCAGAGCATGAGCTGCGGACCCAGTGGGATGCTCAGGCCGATGAACACAACCAGTGGGGATCCCTGGACTCGTCTGAGCAGTTGGCTTGGGCCCAAGCCCGCGCTATCGCCGCTGATCGCAATGGCCGCCCCGCCACTCCGCCCGCGCAGGGGCCCGCGCCCGACAAACCCGCCGAGTCCCTTGCTGCTCGCCGGCTGCTGGAGAAGCTGGCCCGACTGGATGATTCGGTAGGAATAACCGTTGCCGAGGTGCGCCAGCTAGCCGATCACGCTGCCGCGTGGCTGCGCGAGACCCCGCCAGGCCAGCCGGTAGCGATTGAGTCCCGAGGCTGCCCGACGCCAGGAGCCTGCTTTTGTGTCGTCCCAGTCGCCCCGCCTGCGCCGGAGGTGGGGGAGGTGAAGGAGTTGGTGAGGCGACTGCGAGATTGGTACTCCATTCCGCTCCTATCGGAGCGCGAACGCGCCGCCACCCTGCTCCAGCAGCTCTCCGCGCCCGCCCCGGCGGTGGTGCCGGTGGCGGTGAGTGAGCGGCTGCCGGGAAAGGGAGATTGTGACGAAGATGGTTTTTGCTGGATGGGTTACGGATACAGGCTCCCTGGGGAAAACGAAAAAGATCAATACGCTATATGGATGCTTATGCCTCTTGATGAATCAAATGGAGAAGTGTGGCTCCCCGCCCACGCCATCCCGTTACCCCAGGCCGGGGAGGTGCAATCGTGAGCGACCACACCACCTGGGCCGATGTTGCAATAAATTTCGTATTCTTAATTCCCACGTGCCTGCTCATTTGGAGCCTTAGGAAATGAACACACACCCAGCCGCCTACTGCTCTTATTGCGGAAAGGTGCGCGAATGCGCAAGTCACATGCGGGCTGAGTCTCCTCCTGCCGCGGCGAAAGCATGGTTAAAGCGGAATTGCCTTTCGCCTGCGCTATGTCAACTGCACTACAGGTGCGGCATCTCAATCCCGCTGCCCCAGGCCGGGGAGGTGGAGGCGTGAGCCAGCAAACCACCTACCAAGCCACAACAGCGGCAACACCAATTCAGCTGCCTCGCTGGGCATGGATCCCGGCTCGATCTGGTTCAAGCCCAGGCTACTGGGCACCCCTCGCTTATTTCCGATGAGCAACAAGCAACTCTATCTACTTTGCACCGTGATCCTCTTCACGGTCAGCAATTTATTCCAGCCTGCACTTTTATTCGGGCTTGCGTTGCTTTTTCTTACCCTGTTTTTATTCACAGAGACATGAACAAACCACTTTCCCCCGCCGCGCAGGCGGTGCTGGATGCGTTCTACAAGGAACTGCCGCCAGACAATCGCCCTGGAGGCTTGGCCGCCGCCCTCCGCGCTGCCACAGACCACGGCGAGTACATGGTTGACCCCGTGGACGGGAAGATCGCAGTAGTTCGACTGGCGGATCTGGAGGCCTGGGCCGCCGAGCTGGAGGCCGCCAATGCCTAATCGCCTCCCGGACATCCCCGCCGTCCCGATCATCCGCCAAAATACGGATGGATCCTGGTGGTATCTGCCCCAGGTTGGCCCGTGGCTTCCGATGCCCCCCCCCTCGGGGAGCGGCGCCATGGGCCGATGGGCCGGCACCACAGGGCACGACACCGGCCACTCCCACCATCGCCGACCGCCTGGCCCTGAGGCTATGCGGGGTCATTGATCCAGTAACACGCACATGCGCCACGGGCGAAATCTGCCGGCGCTGCCGCCGCGACTCCGCCGCCGTCGCCCACGAACTGGCCGCCATTCTCAGGGAGCGTCACGGCAGCAGCACCACCGCCGACTTCCTTGACGGGGTGGGGTGCTACACGCCGGGGGCCGTGCAAGCCGTGCAGGAGGGGCAATGAACCGTGCAAACCATGCAAAAGGGACAGTCATGATCGGCCTTCTTCACAACCCTCTCCGCTCGCCTGAGCCACCACCTGCTGACCGCTTCCGCCTTGGCGACATCTGGCGATCCCCTCGCGGGAAGGATTGGCAAGTGGACAAGGTTGAAGGCGGGACACGCGGAATCGCCAGGCTGCGAGCCCTACACAACCGGCACTCAACCCAGTGGCGCGGAATATGGGAAACCGGCAAGGACATGACCAACGCATGGGAACGGCTTGAGTCCGCTGCCGATCCGGTTGCCTAGTCATGACCACCCCTAAGCGCCCCGGCTGGGGCCTCCGCATCCTCAGTGTGCGCATCACCAACGGCGCCCCCGAAGCCTTGATCCTGCCCCCGCACCACGAAGCACCGTTCTGGGCCGACCTCCGCCAGATCGCCCGGCACCAAGCCCGCACCATCTACGAACCCATCAAATGACCGTTCTCGCTGACTTCCAGATCCGTGCCCTATGCGAAGCCGGCATGGTCTCACCATTTGACCCCGCCCTTCTCAACCCTGCAAGCCTGGACCTTCGCCTGGGCTCCAACATCCTGATCGAGTCCGCCGAGGGCCCCGGCCTTGTGCCCTACTGCATGGCTCACCACACCGCAGACGACCCCTACCGCATGGTGCCTGGGCAGTTTGCGCTCGCAGAGGGGGAGCCCATCTTCAACCTGCCCGACAACATTGCCGCGCAGTTCGTGCTCAAATCTTCCCGCGCCCGCGAAGGCCTCCAGCACCTGTTAGCCGGATGGTGTGACCCCGGCTGGAACGGCTCACGCCTCACCCTGGAGCTGAAAAACGTCCGCCAGCTCCACTGGGTTGGCATCTACCCAGGCCTCAAGATCGGGCAGATGAAGTTCATGCGCATGGACTCCACCCCCCTTGCGTCCTATGCCGAGGTTGGAAGATACAACGGGGATGTGACGGTCACTTCATCGCGTGGGTAGCCGTTGCCGTTCCCAAACGGCAATTATGGCTTAGACTATGGGCGACCGCAACGCCGCGCTACCCGTGCCTGCTGGCCGCCCAAGCAAGCTCACACCTGAACTGGTGGAAAGAGCTGGCACCTTGGCGGCAGCAGGTCTCCCGATGGCGTTGATCGCTGATCAGCTAGGCATTGGCCGCAGAACAGCCTTCACATGGCTCAAAAGCGCCGAAGGTAAAGAAGAAGACAGTCTTGAGTGTCAATTTCGGCAAGCTATCTTTTTGGCAGATGCCAAAGAGTGCGAAAACCTGCTATCGGGTTTGCGTCTTGCGGCAAGAGGAACCACCTCCACTCCGCCGAACCCTTGGGCCGCAACCTGGCTGCTGACGCATCATCCCAGACTGCGTGATCACTTCTCGGATGCTGCCGCCGATCGCCGCGTAGAGCGCAAGACCGTTGCCACCGTGATGGATGCTCTTGCCTCTGCTGGGCTCACCCCAGACGATGAGCGGCGGGTGCTGCTGCAGATCCAGGCCCGTGGTCTCGGGACGCTTCCTGCGGATGAGGGGGAAGGAATATGACAGGGGCATCGATCTTTGTAATCAACGCCGCCGCCCAAAGTGGCGCAAGGATTATCAGCGCTGCTCAAAGTGACCCAAGGTCCGAGGTTGGCGCACCTCCCGTAGGTGGGCCAAACGGCCTTGAGATGCTTGCTGGTGGCGTGATGTTGGTCGGTGCGCTCTGGTTGTTGGTCTCAACGGCTGAGTTGCTGATGAATCCAGACTTCTGGAGGCGTCGCTGATGACCGATCTCGTTCGCACCCTGCTGGCACGCCGCGCCTATGTGCAACCCACCACCCTGCTCGACTGCCTCGATCTGTCGCAATGGCTGGGTATGCGCATCCGGGTAGGCCTGATCCCGGAGATCACCTCACTCGAACTGCAGGTCCGGTGGGCGTGCGATCAAGGCACGGTCCTTCGGCGCATCTCGGCACTGCTGGAACACCAGTTGCTGGACTGCAGGTTGCAGAGCGGGCCGCAGCTGGCGCCCGGCGCCTATTGGGCGGTGTATCGCGTGGGGCCGGTGGCGTGACAACCACCCAGCTCTGCCTCAGCGATTGCCTGCAAACCAAAGTGGTGTTAGAAGCCAGCACAAAGGCACCTTCATGGATCGCTGCTTGCTGGAAAGCACATAAAGAAAGAATCCTTGACAACTGCCTCGCCATTGAATGGACTGATTCAATGGAGGAGTGGGAAAGGTGCTGGTGTTGTGGGCACGGCGAAGGCAAAAAATTGCAACGTTGCCATATTGTCGCAAAGTCATTAGGGGGAGACGCTTGCCCTTTAAACATTGTTCCCTTGTGCCGTCATTGTCACGACTTGATGCCAGACACCCCGGATCCAGGGTTTTTTTGGGACTGGATTAGCAAGCAGCAAAACCCATTATCCGGCGTGGGACTGGGGCGTTATTGGCCCCTTGTGCAACCAATCACGGAAGCCCTGTGTAGTAAAGACATATCTAGTGTTGATCACGATGAAATAACAACTAAGCTGAATGAGCAATTAAACAAGACGGGAATACACTGGGCACAAAGCGGCAAAGGCCCAGATACTAAAATTTCATCCATTGAATGGGCTATTACGTCTGCCCTCAAGGACTTACCGGAGAAGTCCGCATGACCCCCATCCGCGCCCCTGACCCCTCCTCGCGCCTCGCCGTGCTGGAGCTGGAGAGCACCGCAGCGGCGCACATGCGGCTTGATATCCCCGCCACCCTCGCCCGCATACGCGACGACCTCCACGGCGGGCAGGTTGAGCTATTTGACGACACCACCACCCGCGAGATCGGCGTGGCCGCTGGCTACGGGGCAGGGAAGACCCTCGGCGCCTGTGCCAAGGCGTTTCAGCTTGCGGTGCTGAATCAAGGCTTTATCGGCTGCGTGCTGGAGCCAACCGGGCCCATGCTGCGGGACATCTGGATCAGGAAGTTTGATGCCTTCCTTGATCACTACGGCATCCCCTACACGTTCCGCGCATCACCACTACCCGAGCACATCCTGCACCTGCCCGATGGTGATACGCCCGTACTAGCCCGCAGCTTTGAGAACTTCAAACGCATCGTCGGCCCCGACTGGGCATGGGCCCTTGTTGACGAGGTGGACACCGTTCAGGAGCAGATTGCCGCACGGGGCTACGAGAAGATCCTCGGCCGTATCCGGGTTGGCAATGTCAGCCAGCTTGTCTTCCTCTCCACCCCTGAAGGATTTGTCTGGCACTACAAGAGCTTCGGCACCGTTGAAGCACAGGCCGATCCTGGTAAGCGGCTGATCAGGATGCGCACCCAGGACAACCCACACCTGCCTAAGGCTTACCTGGACAACCTGCGCACCCGCTACACCAGCAACATGCTAAAGGCCTACATGGAAGGCATTTACATCAACCTGAAGAGTGGTCAGGTGTACGACCGCTTCAACCGTGATTATCACGTCAAACCGCTACCCGATGGTCTACAGATCACTGATCAGATCCTGATCGGCATTGACTTCAACGTAGGCAACATGTCGGGCATCCTGCTAGTGGTGCGCAAAGGCATTGCCCACGCTTTCGCCGAGATCATGGGCGCCCATGACACCGATGACCTGTGCCGGAAGGTCCGCCAGCAATTCCCCGAGCGTTCGATCTGGGCCTATCCCGATGCCAGCGGCGCCAACCGCAGCACCAATGCCAGCCTGTCGGACATCGGGATCCTGAAGTCCTACGGCTTTGCCAACTACGCCCCTGATGCCAATCCCCCGGTACGCGATCGGGTGAACGTGGTGCAGGCCCTGCTGTTGAACGCCAAGGGGGAAACAAGGTTCTGGATCAGCCCAGAGTGCCCACGGCTAATCGAGGCACTAGAGCGCCAGCCCTACAACGAACAGGGCGAACCAGACAAAAAGACTGGCTACGATCATCCAAATGACAGCGTGGGCTACCCGCTGCATCGCATCTTTGCCGCAGAGCTGGGCTACGGACCCGGCGGCCCCATGCGGATCACCACCGCCACCTATGGCCACGGCTCCACCGCAGTGATGCAGCAGCCGGAGCCCCCACCACCCCGGCGGCGGTCCGCTATCCCCGGCTTCCGATGACCACCCACCAACCCACCCAGCCAATGAGCACCACACCCCGCGACCCGCACCTTCCGCCGCCTGAGGTTGTCGATTGGCTGCTGGAGCAGAGCTGGCCAGGGGAAATCCCCGAGACCCGGATTGACTATCAAGGAGGCAACCCTACCGGAATCGCCGGAAGTGCATTGTTTGGTTGGCAGCAGGCCTACGTTGATATTGGTGCAGATGCAGGTGGTCGCATTTTTCTGGACTCCGATGCGCTAGATATTCT